CAAAATGTTCTATCAATGAAATTCCCTAGGTAGGAGACTAGTTATCTCCTACTTTGAAAGAATAACTTCTAAAAACCTTAAACAGGATGTATTCCCGAATAAGCATACTAGCTTCGGTAGCAGCGATTACGCTACCACGTCTGGAGTATTGAAGTTGGATATTGGAACCTTTGAGGAACGCTTTCTATCGAAAGCATTCTTCTTGGGTGAAAATAAACTAGATCGAGTTCTCACGTCTCTTCTACACTTGTTTGATTGTGTAGGGTCCTCTATAGAGGATATTGGAGATTTCTCTATTCTTACGAATAGAGAAAACTTCAATAGAAAGATTCGTGTGAACGCCAATAAGTCGATTAGGTACCGTTATAAGATAGAAAAAGAAAAGAGGGGAGTCTCCCCGATTGTCTTTTCTATCCGTTATGGTATCCCTCTCGACACCATTCTGGGAGAGTACCCTATGATCTTTCAAAGAAAGACTTCTAGGGTACTTCTCCATTCCCTTAAAATTTCAAACGCTCTTTTCCTGACCATGAAAATGTTCAGGAAATCTGATCTAGACTCTCTTCAGAGAGTAAGAGGGCGACGGGTTTTCTTTAAGAAAGGAAACCTACTGTCGTCCCTCTTCCTCCACATCTATTCACAATTTGTGAAAAAAGATTATGATGAGAAGTCCCTGATCAAGTGTTTGAAAAATTCTCTCTGTCTCATGGTGAGTAAAGCAATGAACCAAACCGAGCTTCCCGAAGGGGAGTTTATCTCCTTATTCCCGACCGAAGTCTGGAATCAGATAAACAAATCCCTTTCTCGAGAAGAATTGGTGAGGTTCAGCTTTTCTTGTCTTCAATCCAAATCCTTATGTCAAGAGGTACCCGAAGAATTTATCTTGGATACCCTCATAAAGCATAGGGACCAGTTGAGCGCTCCTCATCGAGGATTGTCTCATATAACCCTTTCTCTTCTCGAAGAGAAAGGACGGGAGTTTGGAAAGCATGTGGCCAAGTATTACTCGGCTAATCATGGATTCTTTCCAACTAACAAAGCATCCTTTGCCTTCCCTCGCGCTAGCGGAGGAGTTAAAGGAGACTTAGTTTTCCATCAGCGTCTTCAGGATCTCTCTTCAAAAGAGGACCCTGAGGATCGGATGGAACCCTTAGTTATTGGTTTATTTGGACAGCCTGGGATGGGTAAGAGTACGCAAATCAATCGAATTGTTAGCGAACTCTCCTCCCTCTTCCCGGGCGTGGAAAGACAAAAACTCACTTACCAAAGGACGTGCCATGTTGAACATTGGGACGGATACTGTGGTCAACCTATTGTCATCTTTGACGATCTAGGTCAGGCCACAGATGGACACGATATAAAGGAATTCCAGACTCTGGTTTCCTGTTGTCCATACGTCGTCCCAATGGCTTCTTTAGAAGAGAAGGGTCAGAAATTCTGTTCCCCTATCATTGTTTGTACCTCCAATTTATTGTATGGTATGAGTCTAAAGAATGCTTATGGTCCGTCGAACCCCATTATCGATGATGCCTCCTTCTGGAGGCGCTTTCATGTCCCCTTGTACGTGGAATTCCAACAGACTTATTGTCTGAAGGATCCCCCTACTTGGGTTCGTGAAGAGAATCTTATGTTCATGAAACATCAGTCTCGCAACCGGATTAATCCGGTCCCGGGACAGTTTAATCATGAACGGTTCTTTCAACGACAACGGGATTTCGATAGAGATGGAAACCAAGAAAAATGGTCTCCATTCACTGACTTTGGTAACCTCCGAGCCCTTTACAAGGTTCGGAGGAACTATCATGAGAACTTTCGCCTGAACTGGATCCAAACAGTTGTAGACAAGTGTCAAGACACGGAGATCCTCAATCCTCTACTCGAAGAAATAGAACAATTCGGTTTTACCGAATCTTTCGATTTTAAGAGTGGATTGGGGACCACCAAGTGTCTTAACTTCCCCGCTTTCCCGCCCGAAGGCCCTTTACCCGTGAGGGTGGAGCCTGTCCCCGAACCTTTAAAGGTTCGGGTGATTACGGCAGGAAAGGGGGACACTTTCTGTTTGAAACCCCTTCAGCGAGCCATGTGGCTCGCTTTGGGGGATTTCCCACAGTTTTGTCTTACCCATGGGACCAATAGGCTCGAAAATGCGATTTCTCGTATTTATGAGTCTTCGGACCCTGGAGATGTTTGGATCTCTGGTGACTACTCAGCAGCAACTGATTCCTTTTCAATAGAGGGCTCCAAAGCCCTTCTCAAAGGAATCTTGGAATCGATTGATCATGAACCAACTAAACGTTGGGCCATGAAGGAGATTTCCCCTCATTTACTTGTTTATCCAAAGAGCACGGGCTTAAGTCCGGTTCTTCAGAAATCAGGTCAACTGATGGGATCTCTGTTATCTTTTCCTCTGCTGTGTCTGTTAAATGACTGTACTGCGGAGTTCTCTGGGGTCCATCCCTCCAAATATTTAATAAATGGAGACGATATCCTCATGAGAACCTCACCTGATTCTTACCCTAAATGGAAAGAGACGGTCCAAGAATTTGGACTCGACCT